CTACATGCCCCGCAACACGGTCGAGGCATACGACAAGCTCGGCAGGCGGATGGCCTACAACCCGTACACGGGCGAGGCCGCGACTGACGTGACGCAGGGCGCGGAGATGATCCCCAGCGGACGCGGCATGATGCGTAGCCGCACGACGCAGATCGGCTGGGATCCAGGCGACCTCGAGTACATGAGCGAACGGTTCGGCGGCAACCGGTTTGCGCAGGCACTGATCAACGCGTCCAAGATGCGCGTGCAGGGCCAGAAGGACAAGGGCAACATGTACCGCGTGATGCGGGTCGCGCCCGACATCGCGGCAAGCAAGTACGTGGCGAGCGTGTCGAGGGACTGGGCGATCTTCACGAAGGACGTGACGAACGACCCGGAGACGCAGGCAATCGTGCGGGACTTCAGCCCTGGCGGTCGGGTCCCCACCAGGCTGCCGGGTCCGCTCGGTCGGTCGCTTGTGGGCGCGCCGGCAGGGGTGCGGAACCTGGCGGAGGTGCCCGAGGATCTTCGGCCGGTGGGTCGCTACAACAGGTACGACCTCATCGAGGCCGACCTGCAGGCCATGACCGATGCGAATCCGCAGGACAAGCACATCGTTCATCAGTGGCGGACGAACATCATTCCCGCTGCGCTTGGCATCAAGCCGGCGGACGATGCGGCGCACAGGGCAGCTGCGGGGTTTGCGCGGGAGGGCGCACGACGGCTGGCTGACAGCCGGTTCATGCGTGCGGTCGAGAGGCAGGGCAAGTACGCGGCCCAGTTCGTGCAGCAGATGCGGGCGTGGGGCAACGACCTGGCGGGCGACGAGTTCCTGCCGTGGCAGTCCGTGACGCGCCTCATGTACGGCAGCCACATGGGTTTGAACATGGGCACCGTGCTCATCAACCTGCTGCAGCCCCTCCAGAGCATTCACCAACTGGGGTTCAAGAACACGGTCAAGGCCTACGCACAGAGCTTCGAGCAGATCGGCGAGTACATGAAGGTGCGCCGCAAGCTCGGTCCCGGCGCGAGTCCCGCGCAGATCCGGACTGCGATGAGCACCGCGTTCCAGCGCCGGTTCGGTGCCGGGTCCATCGACGTCTCGTCTCTTGCGGACATCGGCTCGTCGTGGGGCATGGTGGAGCAGGCGGGGTACGGCACGGCTCCGCTGGTGGGGAAGCCGCAGTTCAACCTGCTCGAGACGCTGATGAAGCCGTTCCAGCTCAGCGAGACGCTGAACCGGACGGTGACCGCGAACGCGATGCTGAACGCCTACGAGCGTGCAGGACGGGTCAGTGCGGACGACGCTGTGCGTGCCGGTCAGGACGCGTTCCAGGCCGTGCAGATGTTCCAGTTCGGCAGCAGCCCGCTGAACAGGCCCGCGATGTTCTACCTGCCGGGTCTCCGGAACCCCGCGTTCCGTCAGTTCGCGCAGTACGGTCTCCGGTCGTTTACCAACGTGTTCGCGATCCCGAAGATCGTGGATCCGAATCGACGGGCGCCCGTGCTGCAAGACTTTGCGAAGCTGATGGCGGTCAGCGCGGTTGCCTACGAGGTCGGCAAGAACGCGCTCGGCGTGGACCTGAGCCGCGGCCTTGCGTTCGGCATGACGGATCTGGTGGGGGGACAGCAGGCGCTTCAGGGTGACCAGCCCCCGCTCTACATCCCGCCCGTGGTGGACGTTGGCTGGAACGCGGTGAAGTACCTGGGTACCGGCGACGGCGAGATCCTTCAGGACATCCTGCCGCGCATCATCCCGGGCGGCGTTGCGGTGAGCCGGTTGATCGGCACGCTTCCTCCCTCTGAGCCGTTGCAGGCGCTGGGGCTCCAGCGGACGTATGCGGACTGGCGGCAGTCGGAGAGCGGCATGGTGCCCGTGTATAACACGGACGGTCGGTTCATGGGACAGTACCCCACCAGCGACGTGGTGCTTCGGTCGTTCGGTGCGGACATGGGTCGGTTCAGCCAGCCGCAGGAGCTGAGCCAGTTCCTCTTGAAGAACCGCGACGCGATCCGCGAGGGGCGTCGGCAGTACATCGCTGCCGTGCTCGGCAACAACATGGGTGCCGCCAAGCGCGTGAAGGTGGACTTCGAGAAGCGATTCGGCCTGCCGCTGACGGTGACGCAGGAGCAGATGAAGCAGGCGATCAAGCTGCGGGAAGAGAGCGTCGTGGGTCGCACGCTCGAGAGCATCGACAAGACTGCGCGAGACGTGTACCAGCAGGCGGTTGAGGAGGCCCTGCCTGGTCAGCTCATGGCTGGTGGGGTTCCCGGTCAGCCGGTCGAGCAGGGCGACATGTACCGCTGGGGCAGTCGCTAGAGCGAGAACCAGAGCTGCATCTGCTTGCCGGGCAGCCATCGCACGCCGGCGGGTACGCGCCTGCGATTGAATCGGCTCTCCGCAAAGTCGCGATCGGTCTCGTCAGCGATCACCTGTGTCATTGCCTCGATTGCCAGAGGAGGTACTCGAGCTGATACTACGAGTTCGTTGGACGGCAACCGGTAGAGCCCGATGCTCGCTTCTGGTGTGACCCAGAGGACAGGGGTGGTGTCTGCCTCGTAGTGCTGGATTGCGTGCTGTGGGTGCGTGCCGCGTGGGCAGTGGACGACGATGCCCCACCAGCCTGTGGGTGCGCGGTAGATACCGGCGTAGGCGGGGAGGGGTTCAGTGGTGTCGGTGAAGGGGGAGGGTCCGGTGATGGAGAGGGGTTCACCGGAGTGTCGGGAGATGACGGCAGAGAGTCCGTGTTCAGACTGGTGCACGCGTGGATTCTACGTACGACTTGAGCTGGGCAACAATGCCTTCGCACTCGGTTAGGTAGTCCAGGATTCCCTTGCTGCCTACGCCCTTGCGGCACAGGCATTCCACCTCGTGGGCAAGCATGTTGCGGAGCTGGCCGTTCTCCGTGCCGATGAGCGCAACGCGACGGAATCGGTCGGGGTTGATCTTGTGATTGCGCTCGACCTGGATTCCCTTGTCGATGCGTCGCCACTGCTTGATCACCGTATCGCTCTCCCCCGGCGTACCGGTGAGGTAGATGATCGTCGCGATGGCGCGGTCTTCGTCAACAGCAAGGTTGACGCTTACGGGGTGTACTTCGGTCGCCTCCAACACCTTGGCTACCTGTGTGGCAACTTCATCTGCGCGGTCAAGCGGCAGCTGATAGACGAACCGAGTCTCGTACACGCGTGTTCCTTTCGGGCCCCCCGCGGAAACCCCCTGGTCGCTCTCCGTCGTTCGGGGCAACCAGGGGGCTATCCGGGGGACTATGAGGGGGAGGGCACCTTGCGAGTAACCCTCCCCCGGCTGGTGGGGTCTGGGTATTGTAACAGATCAGCCGGCGAGGGGCTTCACGAGGAAGTCCTTGCGGTAGATCTTTCCGTTGACGTTGTCGTACTGGCACTTCACGACGACGGCGACCGCGTCCTGACCGTTGATCTTGGCATCGGCGTCCGCGATAGCGGTTCCGATATCCTTGACGTCACGGCGGAGGATGGTCTGGAGGTGGCCCTTCAGGCGGCGCATCTCGATGTCAACGCGCATGCGACCCTTGTCGTCGAGGACGCTGGTGTCCTGCGGCAGGCGGAAGGCGCTGCCGTCGAACGAGCGCGGCTCGTTGGGGGAGTCGGTGTCGTTGATGAGCTGGTACCGGAAGCTGATCTCCGTGCCGGCGACCTTCTGGCCGTCCGGCAGCTTGTACTCGCTGGGGCGCACGTTCAGGGCGGACACGAACACCTCGTGCTGACCCTCCGCCGGCCACCAGCCGCCAGCACCCATGCCGTTGTCGGGCTGAGCCTGCGCGAACGCGGTGTTGAGCGAGTTGAACATGGCCTTGACGTTGTTCTCAATGGGCATCTGATTCTCCGAATAGAGATGTGAAAGAAACGAAACAAACGAAACGATGAGGGACAGCGAACGCGACCCCCGCGTCAGCGGGACGCGTTCGCGCTCTCGTACGCAGAGCAGAACGACTGCCATGCGTTGTCCCTCGGGAGCTCAATGGTGGTCAGCGGCGACAGGGTACGGACCTTGGCGATGCCTTCCAGCTTGGGGTTGTCGAAGGAGCAGTAGTGACGGCGGACCTTCTCCTGGCTCGTGACCTTGCGGGTAACGACCTTGCCGCCGACGTTGGCTTCCTGATCACGCGTGATCTCCCGCACGTCCCACTGCGCGGTGACGGGAATGACGATGTCGAACATGGGGAACATGCGGGCGTACAGACCGTCGCTGATGAGGATCTTGTACTCCTCCACGTTCTGGTTCTCGCTCAGCGGGACGTGCTTGCGCGACAGGTGGGCGATGTAGTACACGCCGTAGCCGTGTCGGCGCAGGGTGGTGCCGAACTCGATGAGGGTGTCGAACAGACGCTCCCAGCCGAGCCGACCGTCGACGTCGGTGAACCGCTCGCGACCGTAGATCTTGGCGATGTGCGGACGCAGCAGACGGATGGCGGCACCGAGCGTGTCGATGACCACCGTCTCGGGGCGGGGCTGGTTGCCCTTGGCAAGGTCGATCAGGACCTTCTGCTTCGCTTCGAGCGCGGCCCAGTCGAGGACGATGGGGCTTCCCTTCTCGTCCACCGATCGGCCGTCAGGACCGGGGGTGGGGAACATGACGGCCTCGCTGGTGCCGCAGACCGCAGGCGTCTCGTCAAGGTTGAGGATGTACGCGCCAGGGTGGGACTGGAGGAGGAAAGACTTGCCGCAGCCAGCCTCACCGACCACCAGACCAAGCATGCGGGAAGGAGTAGTGCGACCAGTAGTGACGGCATTGCCGAGCCCTGCGTATTTGGATGCGACAGTCGAACCGTGGGTGACGGAGTGGGTCATGATGACTCCTGTTTGTGGGGGTTAGTTGCCGTAGTTTCCGGAATCAAAGAACGAGGGCATCCTCATCCCTCCGGGAAGAATGGTCGGCATCCCATCTTCATTGAACTTCTGCGATGGCTTCTGAGGCGGTACCTTCGTGTCCCAGACAATCGGTGCATCTTCCTCTTCCTGAAGAATTGCCGGAACGATCTGCTTCGCTACCGACTGTTCCTTCTTCGTCTCTGTTTCCTGATATGCCGGCATGGGTCCGATGAACTCGGCGGTCGGGCGTGGCATCTCCTTCCAGCCGGGGATGTGGACCTCGATCTTCTTTCGGAAGCTGATGCCCAGATCCTCGCACCAGCTGCTGAAGGTGGAGTAGGACGGACGGATACCGTACTCCTCGCAGAACTTGCGGTGCAGCTGCTGCCGGTTCTCAATGTCGTTGCCGTACTGCGTGACGATGACCGTGACCTTGGGCGCGATCACCTTGCGCAGGACCTCTTGCCAGATGACGGGCCCAAGGACGGACTTCCCTGCTTCCTGGCTGGTGGGGTTAGGCGTCTCCTCCATTGTCGATCTCCGTGTGGGTGTCTCTGTCTCTCTGCAGGAACCCTTCAGCCAGGATCAACTCGGGCCACTTGCCAGGCTCGACCATGTGGAACGGGAGGTACGGCGACGGAGTCCCGTGCTGGACTACCGGATCACCGATCTCGAATTCGCTGGGATAGGACTGGAGGCTCGTGTACTTCCGGATGAAGGACAGGCGAGCATGGTACTCCGACTTGAGATCTTCCGCAAGCAAAAGCTCCGCGGATGTGGTGGAAATCGCAACGCACGGGTCAGTCAGACGCTCGGGCTCGAAGTGGCTGTACTCTCCGCGACCCATGTACCAGTCCACGCAACGCTGCTCGTACAGGTACGGGTCAGGCTCGCCCGTGTAGATGCGCTCGTTGCGCGGCTCGCCCTTGCGGGGTCCGCTCTTGAACGGCGATTCGTCCAGCGTGAACGGGCGGTCCTTCATGCCGAACTCGATGGACGGCTTGCGGATCGCGACGTGCAGGACCCCACCAATCTCTCCGGGCCAGCTGATGCCGTACTGCCCGGCGAAGTCAGCCTCGTCACGGGACTTGTCGAGGAAGGTGTGGAAGTAGTGCTGCGTCTGGAACTCGAGGGGGCAGGTCTGCAGGCGTGCGTTGGTAGACATGCCGGTGGTCTTGAAGTCCACGATCCACAGCTTGCCGGCCTTGTCCTTGAGCAGGCAGTCGGGCTGGATCAGTCGGTCGCCGTGGCGGATCTCCGGCTCCTGCGCGACCACGACCCAGTCCTCCGCGAAACGCTGGGCCAGGGTGCGGCCGCTGCCGTCCGGGATCTGGAGGGCGGCGTTGAACCACGCAATGCTGGTACGGGCGTCCAGTTCCTCGCGGGCGATCATCTCCCGGGTCTTCTCGCCGGACACACCGAGCTGCTTGCACACTCCGCGCAGTTCCTCGCAGCGTGCGGCGATGGCCTGCTCGAGGGTCAGTGCTCGGTCGGTGGGGTCATCGAGGATGCAGGCGAACGCAAGGTGGACCCAGCTGCCACGGGTCAGGGCCGCGCTGTACTGAAACGCCTTGACCAGGCCCAGCCGGCGGGACAGGTAGTAGGTGCGGGGGCACGAGCGGACGAGCCGGTAGTCGCTGCTGCGGATGGGAGGCTTGCGGGCAAAGATGCCGTGTGCCTCCAGCCAGTGGCGGACATTGGGATCGCAGATGCTGGTGGGGTAATGGACAGTCTGGGTCGGTGGGGGCATAGGTGGGACTCCTGGGGTGAGCGCATGCGGGGCGCGTAGCGCTCCCCCGCATGCGCGACTCTAGGGGAGAGCGTTGTAGTATGTACTTCACCCATGCTGATGATCTAATCTCTCGCCTAGGCTGGGCCAAGAACAAGATGCCGTGGGTGTACCGGCAATGCGGGTAGTGGGAATCCCGCTCAGCAAATGGGCTGTGTAGAAAGCACTACACTTGTCGACAACTGTCGTAGGTTTGTACACGTTATCTGGACTTGTCGATCAGGCGTACACGTTCTGCTACGAAGCGGTCGTTTCGTAAGCGGTAAGGAAAAGTGGTAAGTGTTTCTTACGGGTCACGGCGGTAGCCGAGACGCCAGAGGGCGGCGGAGATGGCGTTGGCCGTGTCGTGCACGGCTTCCTCGTCCAGGTCCCAGAGCGCGGCGTGCAGGATCTCGTGGATGATGGAGTCCAGCGTGCGGTCCTCGGTGTATCCGAGCGCGATGCGGATGATCCGCTCTTCCTTGTTGCAGATCCCCTCGGCGTCGCCTAGGTTCGTCACGAACCTGAGCCGCCATCTCTGGCCACGGATGCGGAGGATGCGGTCGCCCTTCGCCATGGTTGGTGGGGTTCAGTGTGCGAGGTGGAACTCGGGCATGAGCTGGTAGTAGGTCTTCGCCTCGCCGGCAATCGTGCGGCCGGACTTCTTGGCGAGGTACAGTCGCATCCAGACTGCGCCCTGAACTTCTGGTCCGCGGCCTTGCTCGATGTGCCAGCCGCTGTGGCCGTCTCCGAACTCGTCCTTGTAAGTACCGGTGCGAACGTGGTACTGGATGTCGCTGACTACCCGGCAGCCCTGCTTGTCGCACACCAGCCGTTCGCGGGACAGCGGCATGAACCACTGCTTGTGAACGTGGCCCTGCACGATCACGTCCGCGTCGGGCATGACAGCTGCGTTGCGGCGGACCTTGAGGGTGTCAAAGGACATCAGTGCTGCACCGCCTGCGCCGTGGAAGTACTTGAGGCTAAGCGTGTATCGCTCGCCACTGGGCGTCTCGGTGAGGAAGCGGACCCACCCGCCGTATCCGCCGGGGTTAACCTTGTGTCCCGACTGATGGCTCATGCGTTCGCAAAGCCGCTCGGTCAGGTCGGTCTCGCAGTTCTTGAGGATCGCCGATTCGTGGTTGCCGCGCCCGATGACCACCATGTTGGCGGAGTAGGGCGCGTAGAAGTCAGAGGCGTGACGGACTAGGGAATCGAGGTAGTCCGCAGCCAGTGCATGCTCTTCTCGAATCCCCGCCTTGTTGCGGCGAGGATCGAACTTGCCTTCCATAGCACAGAATAGGTCACCCACATCGATGATGCCAGCACGACGACGCACAGCCTCGTCAAGATGTGTGAGCTCGAGTTCATGGTCAGCGTGTGGGTTGTCGTGGTGACGGTCCCCGGACAGGAGGAACCACCACTCGTCCGTTCGCGAGGTGCACGTAAGGTCGACGAGGTGGATGTTCCTCGACGCTGCCCTCACCTGGAACGGGACGTTCGACATCAGAGCTTGGAGCCGTGCTTCTTGCAGAGGTACCAGCCGGCACCGAAGCCGACCAGACCAACCATCGCGGCGAACCAAAGGCTACCAAGGAACGAGGAGAAATCAGCGAGGATCATCTATGAACCTTTCTTGTGGACACGTCGCCACGCAGCGTCGAACTCGGGGTCAGATGCCCGCCGCGCAGCGACGTACTCGCGGGCATCCTCGGGTTTATCGGGATCCAACATGCCGGCGGCTAGGTTCGCGTCTTGGATCTTGCGGCGCGGTAGCCAGCCAATTGCGACTCGGACAGCCGTGCCCAGGCCTGTCTGCCAGAGGATGACGGCGACGGCGATGAGCGCCACTGCCGCCGCAGCCCACCATAGGGTGGATAACCAAACGGGGGTCTTGTCCTCCAGATGAGGTATCCGACCATGGATGTCAGCAGCAAGATCATGGATGCGTCCGGCACGGGTCACCACCTCCTTGTCCCCCACCATCCGCCCGTGATCTATAAGTGACTGCGACTCGACCTGGATGGCCGTCGCGTTCTCGCTCACCTTCGCGAGCTCGCTGCACCCCACCAGCCAGAGGCTAGTTGCGAGGCTCAAGCTGGCGCTCGATCTTGTCCAGCCGTTCATTGATGGATTCCTGCTGAGTCACGACCCGCATGAGCAGCCTGTCGTGGTGCATGAAGGCGCTAAGCACTCCTCCGCCAAGCGCAATGACCAGACCGATGATGGCTGTCCAGTCACGGACTGACAGCTTCACGACGTTGTCTCGCTCAAGAGTCATTGTGTTCCTTAGACGTATGCGGTGATCGAGTTGATCATGTTCAGGACCATCGCGAGGTACCCGTTGTTTGCAACTTGAATGTCAGCACCGTAGTTTCCGGACTGATTTGCTGCGGTGTAGTTGCTAAAGCGGACATTCGTACCGCTGGTCCCCCACAGGTTTCCGTTTGCCACGGAGGATCCGTAACCGCTGGATCCGGCAGGAAGCGCATACCAGTAGGTTGCATTCGGAGGCGTGTTGTTTGTCGTTGCCGCGATGCAGTAGTAGTTCGTGCCACTCAGGGAAACGACCTCGCCGATCGCGTAGGTACGAGCCGCGCTCCAGGCAGGAACGCTCTTCGCAACCGTATCGGTAGGGATCTGAAGAAGAATCGGATTGCGAAGGTGTGCCGCGTAAAGATTGTTGCTCAGAAGCTGGTACAGATTCCGAGACTTGAGCTGCTGAGCAGAGATCAGAGCGGAAAGATCGCAGAAGGTAACTCGATCACCATACGAGGTGCTTGCAACCCACTGCTTCGCTCCCGAGTTCACCAGTCCGCACTGACGCCACCAGGTCCCGGCTCCGGGATCTCCTTCGACAACCGGATGAGTTGCCGTGACGATGAAGGAAAGATCGCTCGGCGGGAATCCGCACTTGCCCCAGATCCGACTCACCTCATCAATGATCCTTGAGACGTTCGTGATATAGCTCTGAGGCGCCTCGCCTCCGTTGATACCGCTGTTGTGGTACCAGATCACTCGACCGGAACCACCGGCTGCGATCTGTCGCTGTCTCAGTTCCTGCAGAGCCATCTCAATCAGACGCGAAGACCAGTAGACCTGGTTGGCAAGATCCTCGGTGGTCGCACCGCCGTTGTAGTTGAGGCAACTAACCGAGTAGCCCTTTGTATTCCGAGCAATCACAGAATGCCAGAAGATAGTGAGTGGGCCGGTTGCCTGGGAATCGCTAGCCGGCGAGACGTTGTATCCGTCCCACGCACACTTGATCTCGTCCGGAACTCCGCCGGTCACGGTCGTCGTGAAGTTCAGTGAATCGTTGGTGTAGTCGGTTGCGTAGGGGAGAGTGCTGCTACCAGCGGCAGTGCTGATGAACGCCGAGGATGCTGCAATGGTAGTGTTCGTTGCGTACATCGCACGAAGCTTGTACTGACCACCGGTTCCAACTGCAGAACGAACCACCCGATACTGGAGATCCTGAGCGCCAGAACCGTTTCCGCCGGCGAGCGCGTTGTACGGATTAAGTCGGATGCTCGATCCGCTTGCACCGGAAGTAAAGGAAGTCGAAGCCGGGATGTGCGTTGGCTCGTATCGGAATGCGTACGGGCGAAGACCCCCCGTGGTAATCGTGTACGTAGTTGCGGTAGGAGCAGCGCCCTGGGTCGGAATCGTTGCTACCTTGGTGCTTCCGTTGTAGTCGAGAATCTTGTAGTGATTCACGCCCATCGACAGCCACATGTTGTTGTATGCGTCGTCGCTTGCGCTTGCGCTTAAATCAAGCGTAATCGTAGAGGTGGTTGACGTAGTCGCCGTGTTGCAGCGAACGTAGTAAACCTCCCCGGGCCTCGGATTGGTGATTGCAGCAGCAGGTGTCGCGCTTGCGGTACCTGCGGCAATTCGGTTTCCAAGGCTGTACGAGTTTCCAACAGAACCTACCGCGCTATCGCCAGCCCACCCGACGTAGGTGAACCGTCCGACGAGGCCACCTGATCGTGCGTTGCCTGCCTCTGCGTTCGAGAACCAGATCGGCGTTGCGTACTGCTTGATGCCGAGCGACGCAAGCGAGTCCGCCCATCCACCCGTGTAACCGTAGCTCGCTTCGCTTCCGGCATTCGAGTCGCCGAAGACGACGATGTCAACCGAGTCAATTCCCTGAATGACATCCTTCAGGAACTGCCCCGCACGGGAGCTTCCGTGTACGGGTCGAATGACGGCTCCACCAGCGGGATTCGGAAGGGAGTATTCTGTTGACATTTGTTTTCCTGATCAGAGACCTGCGCAGAGTGCGTAGAAGTTTCCGGTTGAACCAGTTGCCTGAGTAAAGTGAATCTCGATGAACTCTGTTCCAATCGTATCAACGAGGAATTGTGCTCCACCACTGTTTGCAAACGACTGATAGAGCTTGGCATCACCGCGATGAGGAGTAGCTGCAGGAGCGGTTGTCGTGTCCCCGAGAAGCACGATCTCCCGAACAGTTCCAACCCCCGGCCAGACAACCGTGTTTGTGCTGCCAACGGTTGCAACACCAGGCTTCAGCGATGCGAGAAGTCGCGACTCCCACCAGCCGGTCGTGAGTTCACGACTCCAGCCGTAGACGTAGAACTGCGGGATGTTGACGAGATTAGCCGACCCCGTTGTCAGAAGCTTGATCCTGAGGTAGTTCAGGCTGCTGCCAGTGAACAGGGAATTGGGATGGCTTGTCGCGTCCGGCTTCGTTGCTTGCGGAAGATGAGACGCCGGCGTGTCCGCAGCCGCAACAAGAGCGGCTACAAACTTCGCACCATCCGGCCCTCCGGTCGTCGTCGCAAAGTGTGCCGAGCTTGTGTTTGTGTAGATCTGGACTGAGGTCATTTGCTTGTTCCTTCGAGATCAGCCATCTCAGAGCCCATTCCCCTGCAGCCCTTCGTTGGCCGACCGTCGCTAGGGGCATGAGAATAATCGGCAATCCGAACGCCCCGATGATATCCAATAAAGCATCCGCTGCAACACCCGGGTGCGGAAGTCCAGCCCGTACTTCAAACCCCCCGATTGCGCCCTCAAACAGGAGGCAGGCATGCTGCACGTCGTCTCGAAGCCTGCGGCAGCATTCAATAAAACGCCTTCTGCCGTCAGTAGTTAGGCAGTTCCCAGCAATCTCCTCGAATGAGCCTTTGCGTTCGATGGCCGCCTTGCCCCCCACCAACCGGTAGTCCCCAGTCTTCATGGTCTCAGACTGCGTGCGGACCGTGACTGTGCGGGACCGACCGGCGGTGGGCAGGCGTGCCCTGTCCAGCACCACGAGGTGGGCCGGAAAGGTCAGGGGCTTCTTCTCTCGGCTGTCGATCAGGACCGTGACTTGGGACACGGACCCATCGTATCAACCGACCTTCGCGGACTTGGGCAACTTCCTGCCCATGTTGAAGGCAAAGCTGGTGGGGGAGACCTTGATAGAGAATCCCTTGCCTTCCTTCACGCATGCTCGGATGACGTGGATGGCGGTCGTGATGTCCTCGCCGAAGTCATCGCCGCCCACCAGGTTGCGTGCGTTCTCCCACCAGTCCTCGTCGGTGTCCGGGTTGCAGTCCTTCGCGTAGACCACCCAGTTGCTCCGGTTCTGGCCGGGGATAGATGGCCTTGTCGGCATGAGGTAGATGCCTTGGTCGTGGACGAATGCGAGACCGGCGTTGGGGTGCTGGTCGAAGTGGGCGACGATGGCGGTGAGACCGTCGAGGTCAGTGAATTGAACGGTGGGCATCAGCCTTCTCCTTTGTACATCTCGACTGCGAGTGCTCGCTTGAGGGTCTCGATGGGGGTGTCGTGATCGCGGGACTTGACGGGCACGTGGTTCATCTCGGGCGCCAGCTTCATCTGGTTCAGCCACCACTCGGGCGTGGGCAGGAAGCCCATGTCCTCCATGACGTGCTGCTCCGCGATCAGGCGGGTGGGGATCTGCTTGTTCAGGCTGTTGGTGACGGTGGTTCCGAACTCCTTCTCGCACCAGAAGATCCCGGCGGTGTGGTGGCGGAGCGCACGGTGACGGGCGTCGCCGAAGAACGCCTTGGTCTCGTCGAACCAGGAGTGGATGAACTCGTAGTCGTCGGCCTTGCCGCCGAACTTCTTGGCGGAGGACAGGGCGTGGTGGTGGGGATGCATTAGAAGGGCTGCTCCTCGTCGATGGTTTCCATGACGTTGGTGGTGTGCTCGTGACGGCGAGTGCCGTCAGGGTAGAAGACGAAGGCACCCGAGCCACCGTCGTTGATCTCCCAGCCGGGATGACGCTTGCACAGGATGTCGCCGAGCTCCCGGTAGATGTCGTCGATGTTGTGCTTGTCCATCACCTCGCCGATGATGCGTGCGCGGGTGCGCTTGACCTCGGGCAGCGGCTCGTCGTTGTACGGCTTGAACTCACCGGAGTTGATGTGCTTCGCGTACCAGCCCGACATGTTCTCGTAGTCGTGGTCTCGCGGGGTGAAGTGGACGTGGAAGTCGTCGAACCAGCCGTCGTCACCCGCGCCGTTGTAGACGATGCGGACATGAAGGGGCTGGCCGGGGAATGCCGCACGGATGGCGGCGACGAAGGCGTCTGCGAGAGGTGTCTTGATGGTCATCGGATTCCTTCGATGCTGTCGGCGAGCTTGCCGAGGATGAGGCTCGAGAACGTCTCGAGCGCGTTGGTGATCTTGGCCGGCATGTTGTCGCCGTAGTGCCACACGATCTCGTCGTCGTTGACGTCGGAGTACGAGACGTGGATGGGAGTGACGTTGTCCCACTCGACCTTGCGGTCGACGAGTCCGGGCTGCGACTCGCTGGAGGTGACGGTGAACGTGCAGTCGTAGGTCACGTCGAGCGAGATGCCCGCCTTCTCGACCCACACGGTGATGTCCTTGCGGTGCGTGGTCTTCTTGTCAATCATCGGGGTCCTCGTAGTGGAAGCTGATCTCGGTTGCGTCGGGGCTGAAGCGGGATCGCCAGGTCTCCCACTTGAAGTTGAACATGTCGTTTTCCTTGGACACCTGGCTTGCGTACTGGTTGATGAAGATGATGATGTCCGCGAAGTACTGGTGGTTCTGTGCGTCAGCACGGCAGGCAGCGAAGTAAATGTCGCCGGCGATCAGGTCGCCGAGGAAGTCGCCGGGCTGGTGCCCGAACTTGTAGAAGCGGTACAGGGCGTCGAAGGTGTGAGGCGGGATGTGCTTGGGTAGACCCATGGTTCACTCGTAGATGAGGGGTGCGTGATGTCCGGAACGATTGCACAACTCTGACCAGTAGCCGGCTGTGCCGACGAACTCGACCGCGTCCTGCATCAGGTCTGCGGCGTGTTCCTCGGTGCCTGCGGGGCAGTCGAAGTACAGGGCGTCGTAGACCTGGAGGAACAGCAGCGGCTGCCGGTGGCTGGTGGGGGACGTGATCGGGCCGAGTGCCCGGTGGATGAAGTTCTGGATGGCGAGCATGACGTTGCCTGCGGTTGCCTGCACGGGGAAGTTGCAGACTTCCGAGATCATGGACTTGCCGCCACGGGCCAGCACCTGCTTGAGCTCCCGCTTGCTGCGCCACGCCCGCTCGTCCAGACGGAAGCCGGTGAACGTGCGGGTGTGTCCCGTGTAGGGCAGCTCGATGTAGCCGGCGGTCTCGGCCTGCTTGCACAGGGAGTACTGCCACCCCACCAGCCCAGGTCGCTGGTCGTAGCGGCTGCTGACGATCTGCTCGAAGAACGTCATGGGGTACAGCGTGCCGGACATGTCGAGGACGCTGCGCTGCAGGCGTGCGGCGGACGCGCCGAACAGGTCGGCGAAGTTCACGGTCTTG